CACATTGTTAATTTCTACGGGAGGTATCTATGTCAGATACAACTAACGCCGCGTCCGTCTGGACTGTTCAAAGCAAGCTGCTTGAAACTTCGGATGAGAATTGGGGAGACTGCCAGTCTTTCACCTCAATCCTTATCGAAGAATGTAACGGCAGCCGACTTGACCTTGGGACAGATAATACGTTCGACTTAGGTTACGTTCGGGCTCAAGCTTCTTTGAATTATCATCGAAAGATGTTTAGCTCAACCCAAGAATTTCAAATCGTTCTTAAAGAAGGACGCTTTGATAATCTTGGAAAAGAGTTTACTTTCAAAGGGTTAGCTCAAGCGGTTGACTGATCGCGGATCACGGTTCAAAGGGGCTGCCTTCGGGTGGCCTCTTTTTTGTAACGGTATACTGTATATAGAGCCCAGAAATAAAAAAAAATATTTTTGTAAAATATACCGGTTACACCGGTTACACGGTTACAAAGTTAATTAAGTTACTAATATACAAAGACATTCTTGTAACTTATTTTGTAACTTATTAGTAATAGTAAAAAGTTACACTAAAAACAAGAAATCGCCTAATGGGGGTGTGGCAATATTTTTTTTGAAAAATATATTTCTGGCGTATATAAAGGATACGGTGTTTAACGAACGTGACCTTTTTAACTGAGGATTGATAATGGCTAGCAGAGCAGCAAGCAAGGTAACAGGAAAGCCCCGTGAGACAAGAGGACGGCCACCGGCCAGCACTGAGCAGCCGTTGACCCGTAAGCAGGAGCTTTTTGTCAAAGAGCTTGTCAGTAAGGACGGGCAGATAACTTTGCGAGAGGCGGCAATTAATGCTGGCTATTCTGCAACGTCGGCGCATAGCAGGGCGTATGAGTTAACCAACCAGCATATCTCGCCCCATGTCGTTGCTGCTATCAACTCGTATCGGCGCGAACTGGATGAAAAATACGGGGTTACCTATCAAAGGCATTTACGGGATTTACAAGCTATTCGGGATGTGGCTTTAGAAAACGGGGCGTATTCTGCCGCCGTTCAAGCTGAGTACCGGCGGGGGCAAGCGCAAGGCGACATCTATGTCAGCAAGTCTGAGATCAGAACAGGGTCTATAGACAGCATGAACAAAGAAGATGTTTTGAAAGCTCTAGAGGAGATCAAACAAAGCTATGCCCCGATCACAATCGACATCACCCCCAAAGAAAAGAAAAATGCCAGCAATCGCGGTAAAGCGAGAAAGCGGCTTTTACAAGCAGATGAAGGAAGCGACGCAGAGATCGAAGCGGAAATTATTACTGACGCGGATTGAAAATTCTGTAGGCGCGGGCATACCTGATTTATTAATATGCGATGAACAGGGTGTCTTTCATTTTGTAGAATTAAAGTTTTTGACCAGCAACGGCGTGACCTTGCAGCCGTCTCAGGTGGCGTGGTTATCCCGTCACCACCATAGCCCGACATGGATATTGATCAAAAAGCAGAACAAACCTATGGATGATCCGGAATTGTTCTTGTATCCGGCCAGCGCAGCCGTCGATCTAAAAATGGACGGGCTGCAATCCGTCGAGCCAATACACCACCAAATAGGCAAATTTAACTGGGATGTGATTTTAGACTTGATATGTCCCAGATAATCCTATATGTAGGGGCATCGTTAATTAACACGGGAGTTTTGAACGATGGCTAAAGCATTTTTAGAAGACTTCACCAATGAAGAGCTAAAAGCTTGTTTGTTAGATGACATGGAAAGTTTACGCAAGGATGCCGACAAAGTCTGGGTTCCAGACGATGATAGCATTGATGCTACGGTTTCAGTGATTGAAGAAGTGTTCAGGCGTATTGACGTTTATTCAAAAAAAGGGGTTCCGGCATGATCGACGTTAAGAGAAAAATCCATATTGATCTGGTGGCCTTGTATGATCTGGCTTACCAGAACGATCTGCCCGAAATATGCGGGGCGTTGTCTAATGTCGAGCATATGGTTTGGGAATTGCGCCGTCGTGATGATAAAGAAGGGAAAAAAGCTTAATGTTCATATTCAGTATTATTGGCCGATTGCTTTACGGTAAAGACTGGGAAAAGCACACCCAAAAGCGAACGCGATATGTGAAACGCCGACGCCGATAGAAATTTATAAAAATACACCGCCCCGTCAAAATATCTTGACGGGGTTTTGTTTTTTGTATATATGGGACAAATCGCATTCAACTACGGGAAATAAAAAAATGTATAAAATAAAAGATGAAGCGCGAAGTTTTGGTTTATCCGACCAAATTTACGAAACGTTAGAACAAGCCAAACTTGCCGCAATGCTTAGGGCGGCGCAAATTGGTTCAAGTGTTCAAGTTATTGCGTGTTCAGATTTAGACGTAGGGGGTCAATATGTTAAAAACTGTTAAAAATTCAACGGCAAATAAAACCGGCGGCTTGGCCGTGACCTATCGCGCCGGTGACGGTGACAATTTCGGCACTTGCCCCGCCGACTGCAAATTGAACGATAGCGGGCGCGGGTGTAAATCCGATCAAATAGATTTTGTTTATCTGGACGCTGTTTTAAATGCCAAGCCCCGACATGGTGAAAGCTTTACCTATTCCCATTTTAACCCGCTATTTTGGGCGCATAAATTGGCACCCAACAAAACGACGATAAACTATTCCGCCGATACCTTGGCCGAAGCCGTCGCAATATGTGCAAATAAAATCGCGACGGTTGTCACCGTCGTGAAAAAATCATTTTGGAAAAACGGGAAAAATGCGACGATTGAACGCGACGATATACCGGCACCCGTTCGGATTGTTCGTTGCCCCGCCGAATATTTGGACAACGTCGGGTGTATTAATTGCGGCAATGGCAAGCCGTTATGCGCCCGTCTAGATCGTGATTATATTGTCGGCTTTACTGGACATGGTGCCAGCAAAAAGAAAATAGAAAACGACAAGCGCGGGGGCTGTTATGCGGCGGGCGGCAATGTTGCCATTCATTGGCGGGCAACCGCCGGACAAGATCAAAAACAAACCGACGGCGAACGGTTGCGGGCTTTTGTCCGGACGCTATCACCCCGCGCCATTATCCGGCATCACGTTGCGGGGGATATCGGGGCGGAATAGAATTTTATAAAAATTCACTTGCATAATATGCGAGATTATGAGACAACAACACCGGCGGCGCAATATTGCCCGCCGGTTTTTTAACTTTTACGGGATATAAAACAATGACAAACACTATTGAAAATAACAAAAATTCTCTCGCTAATCTCTTGGTTAAGGTACAGGATCAGGCCAGCCGCAACGCTGATTATCTGGCACCGCTAAAAGATTTACAAAAAACGACAACCGAAACCGGCAAGCCGCAAATCGTTGTCGAACAATCCGGCGGGGTTCCGACGCAGTTTTTTGATATTAATGAGGTGTCGTTCGGGCAGATTGCCAGCCATGCCGACATTGAAACCCGCACGGCGCGACGGTTGCAAGCCAGATACCCCGCCGAATTCGACGGGCTTTTGAATGCAATCTGGCGTGATAGCAGTGACACCCGTATGCTTAGAACACGGGTTAGAGTCGCCCCGTCTGATGATACCGGTTTTGAGGAAAACGGCGGCAACACCGGCGGCATGGTGCGGGCTTTTGTTTCGGACAAGTTTAAGACGTTCGACAATGTCAATTTGCTTGAGGCCGCCTTGCCGCAATTGATGGACAACCCCGCCGCGTTTCAGGTTGTAAATGCCGACGTCACCGACAAGCGGTTATATTTGCGTTTAAAATCTCTTGTCCAGACGGGCACGGGTGCCGCGTTAAATGATCTAATGGCCAATGGAATAGGGTTGCAAAATTCGGAAGTTGGCGCGGGTTCGGTTTCTGTTTATCAAATCGCTTGGACGTTGGCGTGTCTTAATGGCATGCAGACCCAAAATAAAACCCGTTCGTCTCATATCACAAGCGCCCGTGATACCGACGACTGGGGCTTGCTATCTGATCAGGCCAAGGATGCTGATAATCACGCGCTTGAATTAAAAATCCGCGATCTTGTCGGCGTGTATTCAAGCCGCGATGCATTCGATCAGGTCATTGAGCAAATGAAACAAGCCGCCGCCGAT